GACCTCACCCAACAGGCCCTCGACGCATTGGCCTCATCGGGTCTGGGAAACGACAGTCCGGCCGAGGCGTTCGTCATCGGCTATCGGAATGGATGGCAGCAAGCCGTCGACCTGTGCATACGAATCGAAACGGCACTCAACAACGAAACGGAGGAAACGAATGAGCATCATCAGCAGTGAAATCGAGGCACAGAAGCAGCGTGACCCGTCGTACATCGACAGTGACCTGCAGTGGGCGTGGGGACGAGGATACAAGGCCGGAGCGTCACGCGAAATCACCGAAGAGGAGATTGCCGCCGCCATGGCCGAAACCCGAAAGTTCATCACGCTCCCCGGCGCGTGGATGGAGAACATCATCAGAATCGCGTTCGACGCGGCAAGAAGAAAGGCAATGGAGGAGTGAGCAGGCCACGCGCCCGTGAACGCAAACCAGCATGGCTTCGCGCGTTCATCCCGAAATCCAGCCCGCTCGTGGTCACGGTCTGCGAGGGGTGTGGCCTGTATGTGATTCAGGACAGGGAGAGCGTGTGGGAGTCGTGGGACTGCGGACTTGTGGAGGGTGATGACCTGACGGTGGCGATAATCCTCGGCCGCCCGTTGACGCGGGTTGTCTGGCTGCCATCAGTCGGCTATCCGTTGCTGCGCAGCGTGAGCGGGAGTGCGGGCATCAGGCCTGACGGCCAATACCTCGCTGGTCACATGTGCCGCTTGGCAAGAGTGAGCGTCAAGCCGTTCAAGCCGCCGAAAAGAGACCGTCCGCCGGGCAAGCCGTGGGGCGGACGCAACTTCACGAAAAGGGAGCTCGATGAATTCAAACGCATCTGGGACATGCCTTATTCGCGGCTCAAATATGAGAAGAAAGCCCCAACCGTGGTCGGCCAGGGCGATGAGAAGCAAGCATTATTCTAGCCGACCAGCCGGAAGGGGCTTAGCATGAACTGCCAGAACTGCAAGACGATAACCGAAGAGGGGTATTCACTGTGCGCAGCATGCGAGATGCGTTTCGCCGGCACGCTCCTGCGATTGGCGCATGATGTCACGCCATTGCATGACAGCCTCGACGCGACACTGCATCCGGGAGAGCATTCGCCGGTCAGGATCCAGACGGCCACTCCCCCGACGCCAATCAGGCTCGACGTGCTCGACCTCATCGACATGCTCGACGCCACGGCCCGCGAACTATGGCATCGTCTTGACGGAATCGATGCCTTGGACTGGCGCAAAGACAAACGCAACGAGGATCTGATGGCCACGCTCATCGCATGCGCCGGACATCCCAAACTCACCACGGTCGCGGACGCCGGCCTCTACATGCACGTCATCAACGACCTTGCCCGCAAGGTCGATACGGTTTTGGACCCGCCAGAGCAACGCCGCGAAATCGGCACCTGCGAACTATGCGAGACCATGCTAACCGCCGGAACCAACGACCAATGGGTCACATGCCCCGTCTGCAACACCGAACAGCGAGTGCAGACCGTCAAACTCCGACGACTGAAAAAACTCTGCTGGGACGACTCGAAACGAGGTAGCGCGGCGGATATAGCCAAGGCGTTCACCGACGCGGGAATCACCGTCAAAAGGCATACGCTCACCGTGTGGAAATCCCGAGGCAAGCTTGATGTCACGCCCCAAGGCATTTCATACAGCAGCGTCTACCGGCTCGTCATCAGTGGCGGACTTGACAAAGAGCTAACTGTGACCGCATAATGTCAGTGGATTAGTGTCGAAAAACCCAGCTCATGTGGCTGGGTTTTCGCGTATCTATGCTTTGTTTTTGCGTGGTCTCCCCCCTCCGACACCACGTCCCGGACGTTGAGCGTTCCATTCATCGATGGTCTCAGGCAACCAGCCGCGCGTGCGCCCTATCGTGGCGTCGGGCTCAGGGAGCTTGAGGTTGAGCAAGCCGCCACTGGTGATGCCAAGGCGTTCTGCGACCTGCTTGACGCCGAGATATTCAGTCGCCATTGCTTGCCCTTCCTGCCAGATAACCCAGCACGCCCGAGCACATTCCGAACACACCTGCCGGTACGCTCTGGGATGCGATGGCCAGCGCGAGGCTGACGACTCCGAACATGAGTGCGATGATTCCTATCTTGCCGTTCATGATGTTCCATGGAATAGTTGGGAGTGGAGCCGTGGCTCTGGATAGTACGATTATCCGGAATCCACGGCTCTTGTTACCGCTTGCGCCGTCTGTTCAGCGGCTTTCGCGGCTTGCTCTTCGCAATCAATGCGACGGCCACGGCGGCGATGGGTGCGAGTGCCGCACCCAATCCGGAGAGGAACTCCCCGATGGCCTTGAGCAGCTCCGCGATCTGTTCCATGTTCACCTCCTTTTCTTGGCTGACATATCTATAGTAACACAATAACTATAGATATGCAAGCCGAGGACACCAAGACACGCCAACGGACACAATGACTGCGAGGCACACATGAGCTGGCGAGTCTGCTCGACACCCGGATGTCCGAACCTCATCGAGACACCGGCACGCAAATGCGACGCCTGCACCCGAGCCCAACGGGACCGCACCCGTACCCGTGGACGCAACCCATACAACACCAAGGGACATCAATCGTTTCGCAGGCAGGTGCTCGCACGAGACCCATACTGCACATGCCCCGGCGACCCCGAGCACGGAGGCTGCGGCAAACACAAGGGGCTCTGCGGAAAACCAAGCACAATCGCGGATCATTATCCATACGAGCGAATCGAACTCATAGACATGCGACTCAATCCGAACGACCCGAAGTTCGGACGAGGATTGTGCAAACAATGCCACGACGTGAAAACCGGCAGAACAAGACCAGCAGGCTTCAATACCAAACAGTAAAAAACAATCAGCAGCCGCACATCCCCGCAAAAACGACCGGCAACACCCAGGGGGGTGGGGTATCGACCACCCCTGCCTGAACCGCCGGTGAGCTGTCTGACGGGTGCGCAGGGTTCAAACATCACTGGCGGGCCGCCGCGATGGCGGTCCCGTCGATCTGTCGCTAGGGCGCAAGGCCATGACGAGAGGTGAACATCATGCCAAGTGGAGGCAAACGAGTACGCTCCGGGCCGGCCAAGGACCCGAACAGCGAGAAGAGCCGCAGGCTCGGATACACATTGCAGAGCCTGCCGAACACCGAGTGCCGGATGAAGCCGCCGGAATGGCCCTTGGAGCCCGCCGATGACGAGCGCGTCCGCAGGCTTGAGGCGGAGAAGTGGAAGTGGCTGTGGAAGCTGCCTCAGGCACGCGCCTGGCATCTGCCCCAGTTCAAGTGGATGATCCGGGAACTGGCGTTGTACGCGCGGCTTTCCACCGCATGCGAGATCGCGCCGGCACCCACGGCGTTGACCGTGCTGCTGCGCATCTCCGACCGCGTCGGCATGAGCGCCGCCGGATTGCAGGCGTTGGGCTGGAAGATCGAGGCCGAGCCCGAGCGGAAGCCCGTCGATTCGGAGTTCACGCGCCGCAGGGCCAAGGAGCTGAACCGGGAATCGGCCGCCGAACGCTCTCCCATGGACGAGACGAGGCATGTGTACCAGCGTCGGATGAGCGGCAATGGCTGACGAGGATTCATGGCTCATCGACTTCCCCACGTTGGGGCATCTGGTGTGCGCGTGGATCGAACGTCACTGCCGGCAGCCTGACGGCCCGTTGCGCGGCCGTCCGGTGGTGCTGTCCGACTGGCAGTACTGGCTGGCGGCGAACCGTTGGCGCATCCGCGTGGACGCCCCATATGTGCCGCCCGAGGAAGTCACCGTCGACAACCCGATGGTACTCAACCAGGCATTCACCTATCGAATGACGTTGACCGTCGGACCGCAGAAATGGGGCAAGGGGCCATGCACGGCGTTCTTCACCGCAGCCGAGGGCTGCGGGCCCACCATCTTCGATGGCTGGGCACAGGAAGGCGACGTGTACCGTTGCGCTGACAACGGCTGCCCGTGCGGCTGGGAGTGGCCATACAATCCGGGCGAGCCGAAAGGCCGCCGGCATCCGTCGCCGCTCATCCAGCTGACCGCCAACTCCGAGGAACAGGTACGCAACATCTACCGTCCTCTCGTGGCGACGATCCTGCTGGGCCCGCTCAAGGAGCTCATGCGCGTGAGGGACACCTTCATCCGCATATTGCAGCCGGGGCGCGAAGGCGAGGCCGACGCCTTGGACTTGGATCGCATCGACGTGGTCACCGCCTCGGCGAAATCCCGTCTGGGCAATCCGATCACGGACGCCGAACAGGACGAGGCCGGCCTGTACACGAAGTCGAACGGCATGATAGCGGTCGCCACCACGCAACGCCGAGGAGCCGCCGGCATGGGCGGCCGCACGCATGCGTGGACGAACGCGTGGGATCCGGGCGAGGACAGTTACGCGCAGCAGGTGTTCGAGAACGCCGAGGACGACGTGTTCGTGTTCTACCGGAACCCCGATCTCGCGAAATCATTGCGTCACCGCGACGGCCGGCCGTTGGACTTCAATCTGAAATCCGAACGCTTGAAGATGCTCGAATACGTGTATCGCGGCTCCCCGTGGGTCGACCTTAATTCCATCGAATCGGAAGCCAAGGCGCTGATGAAGACCGACCCTACCCAAGCGGAACGGTTCTTCGGGAACCGTCTGGTGCAGGGCGGCGGCGCATGGCTCGAAGACGGACTGTGTGAGAGCTGCTATGCCGGCGCATGAACTCTGGTTGCCGAACCCGCCAAAAGGCACGCGCGTATGCGCGGGCTTCGACGGTTCGGAGAACGACGACTGGACATGCATCAAGATGGAGACCCTCGACGGGCTGATATTCACTCCCCGATACGGGCCCGACCGGCGTGCGACCATCTGGAACCCGAAGCAGTGGGGCGGGCGCATCCCCCGCGCCGAGGTATCCGCAGCATGGGCGGAACTCAACGACCGCTACAAAATCGAACGCGCCTACTGCGACCCCGGCTTCCGCGACGAACTGTCATGGGAATCGGAGATAGAAGCATGGGATCGCGCCTACGGGCCGAAGAAATTCATGCCATGGAGCATGTCGGGCAGCTCCCGCATCGGAGCCGTCTACGAGGCATTGCGCCGATTCGAAGCCGACCTGACCACACATCGCATCACACAGGACGGCTGCCCCGTCACTCGCACCCACATGATGAACGCGCGAAAGGTCGCCAAGACCCTGGAACGCTACGGGCTGGCGAAACCCCAGCAGAACAGGAAGATAGACGCCGCCGTGACCAGCGTGCTCGCCCACGAAGCCGCATGCGACGCGCGAGCCGCCGGCTGGGGCGCTCGCAAACACAATTACATGCTTACCGGATCATCGACCAGAAGGAGGTACTGATGGACTACAGCCAGCAGGAACTGTCCTCATTGGCGAACCGACTGGCCGATAAGATCCAGTTCCGTCGACCCAGCATCGGCACCCACACCGATTACGTCTTGGGCAAACGCGGCAAGCTCAAGTTCGCGTCCAAGGAATTCAAGCGCTACATGAGCGACCGGTTCTCCGACTTCTCCGACAACTGGTGCCTCCCCGTGGCGCAGGCCCCAGTGGAACGCATCAAGTTCAAGGGCTTCGTCCCTTATGATGACGTGAAGCTCGGCACTGGCATCATGAAATGCCTCGACCGCAACGACTTCGAACGCGGACTTCAGGAAGCCGCGCTGATGATGACCACCACGGGCCGCGCGTTCGCTTTGGTCACGCAGGTCGACGGCAGGGCCCGCATCACGTTCGAGCACCCGGACAGCGCCGCAGTCATCTACGATGCGCGCACCGGCCAGCCGTCAGCCGGGTTCCTCATCCAGCAGGGCGACGACAAGGAGTACGGCACCCTCATGCTGCCCGGCTGGACGGTCAGCATGGAACGCAAGAAGATGCTCGATCTGACCGACCAGCGCGTGCCGCCCGACGTGTACGGCTGGAAGATGAATGACCCTCAGCCCACCGGTCTGGACACGATCCCCCTGCGCGAGTTCCGCAACCAGATGCTATTGGACAATGCGCCGATCAGCGACATCGCGCACGTCGAATCGATGCAGGACACGGTCAACGTCGTATGGGCCTACCTGCTGAACGCATTGGACTACGCCTCACTGCCGGCACGAGTCATCCTCGGCGGAGACCCGCTCGTCGAGCCCGTCTACAACGAGGAGGGACAGCAGGTCGGCGAGAAGCCCATCGAACTCGACAAGCAGGTGCTGGAGCGCATCTACCAGTTCACCGGCGACAACGTGAACCTGGGCGAATGGTCAAGCTCGAACCTGAACGTGTTCATCCCGGTCATCGAAAAAGCGGTGGAGCATATCGCCGCCGAAACACGCACCCCCGGCCATTACCTGTTGACGAACGCGGAGGTTCCGGCCACCGGCTACGAGGTCGCCGAAGCCGGCCTCGTATCCAAGACCATCGAACGCATCAGCTTCCTGAAATCCCCCATCCGCGACATCTGCAGCATCGCCATGCGCTACGAGAACGACGTGGCTGAGGCGGACATCATCGCCGACTCCAAGGTGCAGTTCGCGACCCCGCAGTATCGCAGCGAAACCCTGATGGCGGACGCGATGCTCAAATACAAGCAGCTCGGCTTCCCGATCCAATGGGTCGCGGAGCAGATGGGGCAAAGCTCGGACGAGGTGCAGCGCATCATGCGCATGCGCGCCGACGAGATGGCCGACCCCGAACTCGAATCGTTGAACCGTGCCCTGCAGATCGGAGGCGCTGATGGCGGTCGAATCGCAGGTGCTGGCCTACAGTCAGAAACGGCTGGCGACGTTGGAGCTGGCGGCGGACAGGGCCGCGCGCAGAACATGGAACAGGGTCGACGCCAATAACATCCAGGCGTCGTGGAAGTCGATAAGCCGCGACTTCCTCACCCTGTTCTCCACCATCCAAACCAAGTCGGCGGAGACGGCCATCGACGCGAGCGGCATGATGCTCGCCGAACAGGGCGTGTACGTCACTCCCCATGCTTTGGCCAACCCGAACGCATTCGCGGGCTGGGCTCCGTCCGGCCTCGACATCGCATCCTACTTCCAATCCCCCGTGTTCGCCGCCCTGCACGCGATACGCACCGGCAGCTCGCCGTTGGAGGCATTGGAATATGGGCGCAACCTGCTGGTCATGCTCACCTCTCTGGCCGTCATGGACACCGCCCGCCAGGCGGAGTCACTGGACATCGCCAGCCGTCCCAAGGTCGGCTACATCCGCGTCGAATCCGCCACCTGCTGCGACAGGTGCATGATATTGGCCGGCAAATGGTTCCGATTCAACGAGGGGTTCCTGCGCCACCCTCACTGCCACGGCCGCCACGTGCCCTGCAGCCAGGGCATGGCCAAACAGCAGGGGTGGATCAGCGACCCTATGGAGGGTTTCAAAAGTCTCTCCCGTGAGGAGCAGGACAAGCGCTTCGGCGCGAATTACGCGCAGGCCATCCGCGATGGCGCCGACATCTACCAGGTCGTCAACTCGAAACGCGGCATGCAAAGGGTGGGCAAAGGCTATACGGCGTTGACCACCAGCGAGGGCACCACCCGATACGGGTGGGCCAGCATGCAATACGCCCAGCAGTCCGGACGGAGGATGAAACGCCGCCTGTCCATCGACGGCATCTACTCGCTGACCGGAGGCGACCGGGAGAAGACCATAGCCGCGTTGAAGGCCAACGGATATTTCGTGGACAACGACTGGCGCGGCAAGGTGCCCGAGATCCGCAAGGGCATGTGGCTGCACGACAACACGTACCGGCAGGGGCGCGTCGAACTGTTGACCGCCGCCGAGAAGCGCGTTCAGACCGCGAAGCTCCGCTACGAGGCCGTATTGGAGGGACGCAACCCCAACGATGGCCGCATGCCCCTCACCCCCGAAATCGCGGCCCAGTGCGAACGCGAATACCGCCGATGGGTCACCTCCGGCGGCCAGATTTTCCAGCAATGATCCAGCGAATCGAAAGGAAGAACATGGATCCCGCAAACCAGAACCAGAATTCGGACGACAACGAGGCCAAGAAGCCGGAGAACACCGGCGGCGAGGATTGGCAGTCGAAGTTCGAGGGCCAGCGGAAAGTCAACCGCGACCTCGAAAAGAAACTGAACGAAGCCTACGCCAAGGCCGACAAGGTAGACGAACTCGAAAAACAGATCGCCGCCCTGCAGGGCAAGGAGGCCGAATACGAGGCCGCCCGGAAGGAGCAGGCCGTCAAGGACGAGGCCCTTGCCGCCGCCAACCAGCGCATCCTCAAGGCCGAAGTCCGCGCCGCAGCCAGCGGCAAGCTCACCGACCCGGCCGACGCCCTGCGCTACCTCGACCTGTCCAAATTCACCGTCACGGCTGACGGCGGCGTGGACAGCCAGGCCATCGCCAATTCGATCGGCGAACTGCTGGAACAGAAACCTTATCTCGGGAAAGCCGAGCAAGCACCCTCGGGTGCGAACATCACGCCGCCCAGCGGAACACGGGACGGCGACCGCCATCAGGGTCAGCTCACCCGAGACGACCTGAAAACCATGAGCCCCGCAGAAATCGTCAAAGCCCAACAGGACGGACGACTGAAGGACCTGCTCGGAGCCAACTAACGGAAGGAGGCCTTAAATGGCCATCACCAATTTCATCCCCGAACTGTGGAGCGCCAACATCTTGCTGGAACTCCAGAAGAACCTCGTCTACGGTTCCGCAGTGAACCGCGACTACGAGGGCGACATCGCCAACTACGGCGACACCGTGCACATCACCGGCATCGCGCACATCAGCATCGGCGACTACACGGCCCACACCGACATCACCATCGAACCGGCCACAGACAAGGACGCCGGCGAACTCGTCATCAACCAGAGCAAGTACTTCGCGTTCGAAATCGACGACGTGGAGAAGCGCCAGGCCATGAACAACCTGACCGCCGCATACTCCCAGGACGCCGCCTACAAGCTGCGCGACCTGACCGACCAGTACCTGGCCGGCCTGATGGCAGCCGGCGCGAAGAGCAAGCTCGACCCGATTTCCGGCGCCACCGCCACCAAGGCGTACGACACAATCGTGGATCTGGCCACCGCATTGGACAAGCAGAACGTGCCCGACGCGGGCCGTTGGGTCATCGTCACCCCGGACTTCTACGGTCTGCTGCGCAAGGACAGCCGTTTCGTCGCGGGCGCCGAGTCCGCTCATTCCACGCTGCTCAACGGCGTGGTCGGTGAGGCCGCGGGCATGACCATCCTCAAGTCCAACAACGCTCCCGCAGCCAAGGGCGGCTCCACCCAGTCTCCGACCGATGAGGGCAACGTCATCATCGCCGGCACCAACGCGGCCACCACGTTCGCGGAGCAGATCGCCAAGGTCGAGGCCACCCGCAAGGAGAAGGGCTTCGACGACATCGTCAAGGGGCTGCACCTGTACGGCGCGAAGGTCGTGCGCCCCGAAGCGCTGGCCACCGTACACTTCAAGGTGGGCAAGTGATGGCCGGCAGCTATGAGGCCATGCCCTACGTGGGCGAAGCCGAATAACCGCATAAGGGGGGCTCATGGACACGCTGGCAACGATCAAGGACCTTGATTCATACGGCATCGAATACGCGGACGAAAAGCTCGCGGGCAAGCTGCTCGAATCGGTTTCCGCAGCGGTGCGCGACGCCGCAGGGTGCCCCATCACACGCGGCGAATACACGGTGACCATCCCCGGCGAAACCTCACGCAGGCTCGACCTGCCCATGCGCCCCGTGATTTCCGTGAGCCGCGTGCTCATGGACGGCGAGCAGACCGGTGATTGGAAACTGCTCGGCAACGCCCTGTACAGGGAAAGCCTGTGGAGCCTGCCGAACATGGTCCCCCGCTCCATCACCGTCACCATGCTCGCCGGCTATGACCCGATCCCCCCGGACATCGTGCGCCTCGTGTGCAGCATGGTCGCAGCCGGACTCGTCCAGCAGTCGAACGGCGGCCCCGGCGCTCACCGCGACGAATCGTACGCGCGAATCGACGACGTGCAGATCGGCTACCGTCAGGGCGACTCCGAGATCATCGACGCACTCGAACTGCCCGAGGGCACGAAACGAGCCCTCCGCAACAGGTTCGGCATGCGAGGCATCGCCATAGGGGTGTTCCGATGAACGTGCAGCACATCCTCAACCGAGGCCGACAGCTCGCCGAATCATTGATGACCGACCAATGCCGCGTCACCCATATGGGCAAACCGGTCACCGACCCCGAAACGGGACTGGTGGAACCGGCCGCGAACACCGTGTATGAGGGCCGCTGCAAGGTGCAGACTTCGGGCGGTCTGGCTGCCGAGAACACGGAGGGCGGCATCGTCGAAGCGTTGGGTGCCGTCACTCCCGTGTGGAGCATGTACGTGCATTTCCCCTACGGCACCATGGGTTTATTGCCGGGTGACGTGTGCGAGATAACCGAGGCCGATGACCCGAATCTCAAGGGCAGGAAGCTCAGGTTGTTGAACATGCAGTCCGAGAAGTCGCATGCGACCGCATGCCGGTGGAACGTGAAGGAGGTGGGCAACAGTAATGAGTGACGTGGCAATCGACGCTTCGGAGCTGACCGCTTTCGGCCGCAGGGTCGCCGCAGCGCACGCCATGGCTTCGGTCAAGGTCGCGCAGGCGGTGAAGAAGGGCGCGCAAAACGTCAAGGAAGGCGTCATCTCCGACCTGCAGACATCATCGAACTACGCGATCAGCCGTATCGGCATCGGCTACGAAATGGGCAGCACCGGCACCACCATTTATGCGGATGTGAGCCCCCGCGACGGCGGAGCTTCCGACTTGGCCAACATCGCGTTCTTCGGCACCGCGAAAGGCGGCGGAACCCACTGGTTTTACCAGTTCGCCGAACAGGAATTGCCCACGCTCGCCGAATACGTGGGAGACGCGGCCGACGACATGCTGATAGGAGCCATCGGATTATGAGCGTCATGGACCTGACCAATGCGGTTCTCGACCTGCTGCCCTCCATGCCATCCGGCGTGAAAATCTACCGGCAGGAGGAGCCGCTGGAGTCGGAGATGCCGCCGTGGATCATCGCGCGCGTCTCCACCGACCGTCATGTGGCGGCGGAGACGATGCGTTTCACCGCCCACTCCGCCCTGTTGGAGGTTCGCGCCGTCAGCACCACCGCCGACAGCGTGAACATCTGGTGCGACGACATGCTGATCCCCGCGCTGGCGAACCGCTCCCCCACCCGGCCGCCGGGCTACACGGTCGGCCAGCTCACCCTTACGGAGGATTCCGGCGCATACGCGGCCGGTCTGACCGCCGATGACACCGCGCGCCGCTACCAGGTGCGCGTCTTGAGGTTCCGCTTTACGTGGAGCCGACCATAGTCAACCAATCATTTACCAAAAGTCTTCAAGGCCATCCCATACGGGGTGGCCTTTTGCTTTAAGGAGCACATCATGGCCATGAAACTGGGTACAGAGATTCCCGGCACTAGCGCCGAGGGCAACATCACCACCATCTGGGTGCCGACGATCAAGAACATCAAGGCACCGACCATCGCCGAGCTCGAGGCCGGCACCGACATCTCGAACTACGTCATGCTCGGCGGCTGGAGCTTCGAACCGTCACAGGACACCGTAAGCGACCAGCGCGAGAACTCGATCCAGGATTTCGGCGCTCCGGGCCGCAAGTCCGCCGGCGGCATCAGCATCGAGGTCATCGACAACACGAACACGGAGCACAGTGCCCAGAACGAGGCCGTCACACTCATGCACGAGGGTGCCTCCGGCTATATCGTGCGCCGTCGAGGCATGGCCACCGACGCGCCGCTGGCCGCCGGTCAGAAGCTCACCGTCGTATCGGTGATCTGCGGTGAGAAGCAGGTCATCAACCCGGAAGCGAACACCATGATCCGCAGCAAGATACCACTGTTCGCGAAGGCACCCGGCTGGGAGTCCGAGACGGCGGAGATCGCGGCCTCGGCAAGAAGCTGACGCCTCTGACGGTGACGGCAACGGCCCGTAATGGCGGGCAGACCGCCACCGTTCTTCCGTGCGGGGACTCTAAACCTTTCTGGCCCCGCACGGACATTCTCTCTTCTCGTTCTCAGAAAGGCGATCTGAAACTTTTAGAAAGGGATAATCATGGCTCTGGAAGTGAAGCGCAAGCGCGTGGACGTCGATCTGATCCTGAATCAGGAGAAGGCCGAACAGGTCGCCGCATTGGGGGCCGACCTGGAGCGCGCCATGGCGCAGCATGCGACCGAAGGCGGCAACGCCGCCGCCAAACGCATCGCCAAGCAGATCGACAAGCTGCGCGACGAGGTGAAGGACGACACCATCCGCATCACGCTGGAGGCGCTGCCGCTCTCCCAGTGGCGTCAGGTGCTCGAGGCGAACACCGTCACCGAGAACGGCCTGCCGAAGCAGCGCATCGAGGACATCTGCGCCGACGCCATCAAACTCATGGCCCGGAAGACCGTGCCGGAAACCCCGGTGGAGGAGCTGGCGAACGTCATGACCGAACTGTCCGACGGTCAGATTTCTCCGATCTGGTACGCGATCCGTGATCTGAACGCGAAGCTCATCGACCCAAAAGACGCACTCGAATCAGCCTCGCGGATAATCCGCAGACGGTAAGGGAACTGCGAATCTGCCAGAGGCTCGGCATCAGCTACAAACGCTGGCTCGGCTGGGAACCATCGTATCGGGTGGAAAGGGACGAGCATGGGCGCATCACCGGCTACACGCCGGAAACCGAATGGGATGAGACCGAACGCGAATGGATGCTCGCGCTCGACGACTACGAACACTCGTTGTGCCCGCAATGCGGCATGCCCATCTCGGTCTGCCACGACGAGCAGACACCCTTCCATTTCACCGCCGAGGCCGGAGTCTGCCAGATCTCGCTCATGCAGTCCCTCAAGCTCGACGAATGGAAGAAAGACCATGCGAACGAGAACGAGCTGAAGCGGTCCGCATTGACGGTGGGAATCAAACCAAGATGAATCTCAGGAGACAGCTATGGCAGGCGGGTTGAACCGCAACATCACAGTCCGCCTGCTCGCGGACACGTCCAACTTCACCGCCGGAATGGCCAAGGTGTCAGGCGAAAGCCAGAAGGCCGCGACCACCATGGAAGCCGCCGGAGGCAAATCGAAGCTCATCACCACCGGCATCGCCGCAGCAGGGGTGGCAGCCACCGCGTTGGGCGTAGCGGCCATCAAGATGGCGGCGGACTTCGACGCCAGCATGAGCACCGTGCAAGCCAACACCGGAGCCAGCGCCGATGAGATGGCCCAACTGCGTCAGGCCGCCATTGATGCCGGCGCCGACACCGTATATTCGGCCACCGAATCCGCCGACGCCATCAACGAACTCGGCAAGGCCGGTCTCAGCACGTCGGATATCCTCTCCGGCGGTCTGAGCGGCGCGTTGAACCTCGCAGCGTCCGACGGCATGGCCGTGGGCGACGCGGCCGAACTCATGGCCACCACCCTCAAGCAGTTCAACCTGACGGGTGCCGAATCTACTCAGGTGGCCGACGCGCTGGCAGCCGGTGCGGGCAAGGCCGTCGGTTCCGCGCACGACCTCGGTCTGGCGTTGAACCAGGCCGGCATGGTGTCCCACTCGTTCGGCATCAGCATGCAGGAGACCACCGGCACGCTCGCCGCGTTCGCCGAAAGCGGCATGATCGGCTCGGACGCCGGCACCTCGCTGAAGACCATGCTCATCAGTCTCGCCAACCCGAGCACGAAGGCATCGAACCTCATGCAGGAACTCGGCATCAACGCCTACGACGCACAAGGCAAATTCATCGGCCTAAGCGGCTTGGCGGGCGTGCTTAAGGACAAGCTGAGCGGACTGTCCCAGGAGCAGCGCAATCAGGCGTTGGCCACGATTTTCGGCACCGACGCCATTCGAGCCGCGAACGTGCTCTACGAGCAGGGCGCGGAAGGTATCGACGACTGGACCAAGGCGGTAAGCGAATCCGGTTTCGCGGCCCAACAGGCCGCCGCCAGGAACAACAACCTCAAAGGCGACCTCGAGAACCTCAGTGGTTCGTTTGAATCCCTCATGATTTCCCTCGGCGAAGGCGGCCAAGGGCCATTGCGCTCCCTCGTGCAGATGCTTGACACGCTGGTGGACGGTTTCAGCCAGCTGCCCGCACCGGTGCAGCAGGGCATCGTGCTTTTCACGGCTCTTGCCGGCGGTTCGGTCGCATTGCACAAGGCTATGGCACCGTTGAACGCGAGCAGCAGCCAGCTTGCGCAAACCATCGGGTTGATCGCCGACCCAGGGCAAAGGCTTATAGGCCTCGGCTCCGGAATCGCGTCAGCGTTCCAGACATGGGGCTCGACTTTCGGCAGTGCAGAATCTCAGCTAAGCACGTTTGGCACCGCCGTCAGTCGTTCTCAAGGCGTTATGGCAGGTTTCAAAAACCTGGGAAGCGGCATAGTGGCGTTATTGGGTGGACCGTGGGGTATAGCCATCGGCGTCGCCGGCGCGGCCCTCCTCTCCTTCGCCGACAAGGCCGCAGAGGCCAAGCAGCGAGCCGACTCGCTAAAAACCGCGCTGGAAAGCACCGGCGACGCCAGCAAACAAATCATCGATAATCTATCAAATGCAAAAATCGATAACTCCTGGATCATTCCGGACAATATCGAACAGGCGTATTACGGATACAAGACCCTTGGCAGCTTACTCGATGATGTCGGAATCAAGATGTCCGACATGGCGCTGGCTGCACAGGGCAACTCGGCAGCAATGCGCCGAATCAACGGTGTCACCGATGAAATGATCGCGAAAGGCGGCAAGCAAAAAGAACTCGCGGGAATCATTCTCAGCCAGCTCAACGAGGAAAAGGATAACTATAACAAGGCATCCGATGCAGCCAAGTCAAAAGCCCATGCACTCGCTGAAGTAGAGAATGCTACCAACGGCGCTGCTGACGCCACTGGAGAATACTCAAACGCAACACAAGGCGCTACGACCAGCACTCAGGATTTGATGGACGCCATCGACGATCTCGTTAAAGGCTTCCTCAGCCTGCCCGGCGTGCAGCTGTCTGCGGATCAGGCCGTAACCAAGTTCAACCAGGGCATACTCGACCTCAACGAGAACATCGCAAAGAACGGTCGAGTGCTCGATGACAACGGCAACGCTTTGGCGGGATACGAGTCTCAGGCGTATGACAGCCAGAGCGCGCTGCAGGGTCTCGCCTCGACCGCGCAGAGCACGGCGCAGAAGATCCTCGAGGAAGGCCAGGCCCACGGCGACGCCGCAGCAGCCACCCAGCAGGCGGGCGACATCCTCGACCGCGCACGCCAGGCATACATCGCCAACGCCACGGCAGCCGGCATGAGCGCCGACGCGGCCGCAGCTCAGGCAGACCGTTACGGTTTGGCCCGCAGCGAGGCCGACAGGCTGCGTCAGAGCATCGAGTACATGAACAGCGAGGCCGCTAACCCTGTCGACGTAAAGATTACGATCACGGACGAGGCCAGCGACGTGCTGGACAAGGTGAAGGCGAAAGCCGAGAAAATCGATGACAAGACCGTGCGATTGACCGGTGACGACACCGACCTGATGCAGAAGATCGCCGACGCCACCAACGCGAAGATCGACCCCAAGACCGGCTACCTGGACTTGGATAAGAGCCAGTTCGACGTCGCCATGGCAATCGCCGGCGGCGCAAAAATCGACGACAAGACCGGTGTCCTCAAGGGCAACAACACACCACTGTTCGACAAAATGGCCGAAGCGAACGGCTGGCATATAGATCCCAAGACCGGCTACATCTACGGCAAGAACGATCAGGCATTGCAGGCCATTCGCGATGTGAACAACGAACCCTTGGAAACCCCGAGGGAGGTCACGGTCACCACGAACATCGTCCGCAACTTCGTTGATAACTATATGAAAAACGACGTGCCGGATGACAGCGTGGGCGTTCGCCCGCCCTCCAAGACCGGCGGCCTGTTCACCGGTTATGGGGTTTCGATGCGCGGCTACGCCACTGGCGGCCGCGTCATCGAGGGCCTCCTGCCAGGCAAGGCCACCTACACAGGGGACGACAATATCACCCTGCTGAACGCGCGCGTCAAAAGCGGCGAATTCGTCAGCAACGTGAAATCGGTCGGCTATTACGGTGCCGATTTGTACGCGGCCATGAACCGCCGTCAGATTCCACGTGAGAGGTTCTACAAGCCCTCGCCGATGATGCTGAGCCAGCCGGTGACTAACAACCAGACCGTCAACCAGACGATAGCGCCCGTGTTCCAGCAGAAGATCGTGCGTCCGGCGGATGACCTGTATACGGCGGCGTCGATCATGTACCGCAACGCTGCTCATCTCGTGGGAAGGCTCTCAAGATGAACGACCTGTGGACTTTGAGCCAGCGTTACGGGGAGCTGTGGGCCGGCGACGAGATCGTCTGCCGGCTCAACCCCGCGGATTCGTCCAACCGGGGCCTGTACATCACCGCCAACGGCGTGGAGGGCTGGGATACGCTGCCGGACGCGAAGGTGGAGCTGCACGAACGCGGCCAGGGCGACGGCGCGCATGACGTGCCCGAAACGGATATCCTGTATTCGGCCCGCACCGTGACCGTGCACTACGAGGCGGTCGGCTACAGCCGTGCGGACCTACTCTCCCTGATGCGCCGCATCAACACCGTGGCGCACCGCTCCTGCAGGCTGCGCATGGTCGACGGCGACGAGGACACATACTGTGAGGGCTACGTGGCGCAGATGGGCCGCGACTCGCGGTGGAATCCCCTGTTGGAGAACGATCTGACATTGCATTTCGTGTGTCCTCGTCCTGAGCGTTTGGCGTGGGATGCGCGGCGTTTTCAGTTGGTTCCGGCGTGGGATGCGGGGTTGGGCCTGTCGTATGGGAGTGGGGACGCGGGGCTCGCGTATCCGCTGTCCTATGGCACGGCGGCCGTGGATGCGCGGAACGTGTGCACGCTCGTCAACAACGGTTCCAGCCGAGCCTACCCGGTGTTCACCGTGCAGGGTCCGTGGCCGGACGGCGTGCGATTGACCTTCCCGGGCCGTGACATGAGCCTGGACTATTCGCAGGCGGTCGGCAGTGTGCCGCTCGTGCTGGACTCACGGAGTCGCACGGCGAGCATAGGCGGTCTGGATGTGAGCCGCAACCTGCGCCAGCGTGGCTTCCCGACCGTGCCGCCGGGCGGCACGGTGGCCGTGAACCTGCAATCCGTCGGCGACGGGTACGTGACCGTCGAATGCCGTGACACCTACATGTGATCAAGGAGGGATTATGACTACAGCTTTGGGGGTGGCCCCCGATTCGACCGGCAGGGGAGTGGACCCGCCTACCCACCGCCGGATCATCAAGGCGCACTGGGAGAACGTCGGCGTCGTGTGCGGATTGGACGTGACGGGTCGCTCCGACCTGCGCTACAACGTGGCCGCCGGCGTGGCCGTCTGCTCGCGCGGCAGCGCGGACGGGTACACGGAAGCGTATTGGAGCGGCGGGCAGACCGTCGCCGTGTCGGCCGGCGACCCGTCGAACCCGCGCATCGACGTCATATGGATCAAGGCGAACGACATCTCGCAGGGGGACCGGGACAATCAGGTGACCGTGGGCGTCACGCAGGGCACGCCAAGCGCGAATCCGGTAGCCCCGTCCGTGCCGTCCGGCTGCACGAGGCTGATGAGCATGCGCATGCCGGCCGCCGCCTCGTCCACCCAATCGGCGACGATGGTCGACACGCAGGACTACGCGATCCCCTACGGCGCGAACCTCGGCATCCTCGCCCGCATCGCGGAGAACAGGGACATGCAGGCGTCATCCAATCCCGCGTACACGGCGCCGTTCCTGATCGACACGTTCAAGATGCCGACCGACCGCAATCTGCTCCTGACCATGTACGCGTGCGTCTCCGCGCCGAGCAAAAACGGCGCGAAGGGCGTGGCCGCGGTGCGGTTCGTCGTCGACGGGAATCTGTACACCACGAGGAAAATCGAATACACGGATTCGTGGGTGACGCATGAATGCACGTGCTCCCTCCAGCTTGCGAAGGGCCCGCACACCATCGGCGTCGCCATGTTCAACGAACAGGGCCCGGGCTATGTGACGCATTACGGCGCGAAGGACAACGGCGACACGTATGTGGGCCGCGTGCTCGTCGTCAAGGACGAGGGGGTGGCGAGATGAGCTGGCGTGCCTGCCTGTGCGACACGATGACCGGGCTGCTCGGCCAGCAGATCGACATCCCAAACTTCACATGGAGCATGACGGTCTCCGATTCGAGCTTTTCCACGACGAGGGACAAGGGCGTGGGCGCGGACGAGACGTCCGGGCTCCAGTTGCCCTGGTCGCAGATACCGGGATCCACGCCGACCGCGCGGGCGGATGCGCTGATGTGCGGCAAACGCGGCCTCGTGCTCTTCTGGCACGGCGTCCTGGACGGCGACGCCTCGTTGGGCACGCCGATCATCGGCGGGGTGTTCGGCGTCAGGTCGAGCAGTCAGCAGGATGTGAGCATCCCGCTGGACAGCATCCCGACCGTGCTGGGCGACAGGATCCTCGCGCACGAGGACGGGTTCGGCACCAACGCGGCGCACACGGCCCCCGGCGGGTATGCATGGCAGGGACTGTCCCTGCGCGCGATCGCCTGCGAGGTGATTCGCCAATGCACCAGCGCCAAGCCCGGCGGCACGCTCCCCATCGACCTGCCATGGCTCGGCGAGAAAGGCGGACACCAGCGTACGGACTACCAGGACTGGGACGTACAGAACCAGTCCTGCAAGCAGATACTCACGAAGCTCACGAACGTGGCCGGCGGGCCCGACATGCAGTTCAGGCCGTATCTTTCGGATTCGCAGCACGTGCGATACCGGTTCGAGGCCGGGAGCGACGGCGACGTGTATCTCGGCCAGGAGACCGTGCACTCATTGGACTACCATCCATTGGGCGGCACCCTGGAGGATCTGAAGGTGGACCGCATGGCGCCCGCACAGCGGTTCTACGCGACCGGCGCCGGGAGCGATAAGGCCACGGTCTGCTGTCTGGCCGAGGACCTGACCCTGTGCCGGCGGTCCGACCCGTGGCCGTTGCGCGAAGGCGTGTACAGCGATCCCGACGCGAAGAGCTGGGACGTCCTGAAATCGCACGCGCAGGCCAAGCTCGCCGCGAATTCCAAGCCTCTCATGCAACTATCCGGCACGATCGACGCGAACGACGTGGACGCTTCCGGCATGCCCCTGCACGCACCCGGCACGTTCTGGCCCGGCGAGATCTTCGAGGTCTCCATAACCGGGTTTCCCGACCTGCCCGACGGGATCTACCGTCAGCGGCTCATGAAGATGAGCGGCGACCAGACCGGCAAGGTCACGCTACTGTTCGACATCTGCGAGGACCCCTGCGCCTGACGCAGGGATCTCATGTTTTTTTGGAGGTTATCTCATGGCATTACATGGCGAGATCAACCCGTCCGACCTCGATCTGCTGCTCGGCACGGGCCTCAACGCGTTGGAGGTCGCGACCGGCCTGCTCACCCGCAGAAGCGGCGGCGTGTGGATCGACACCGGCGACGGCAGTGGCATCCTCGCCGGCGGGAACGCGTCCGATGGCGTCAACCGCGTCGACAAGGACGGCGTCCAACTGCCGTTGGTGGACACGAGCGGCATCGACAAGGCCGCGCAGGATGCGCGGAAGGCCGCCGACGCCGCCGCCGCGAAGGCCAACGAGGCGGTCGCCAAGGGCGAGCAGATACGCCGGGACGCGCAGGCGGGCATCGACGACGCTCGCAAGGCCGCGCAGGATGCCGCCGTCAAGGCCGACAAGGTCCGAACCGATCTCACCCAGCAGATGCAGGATGCGAAGTCCGAAATGGACTCCACCGTCAGGGCCGCCCAATCATCCGCCGACAAGGCGCAGTCCGCAGCCGACGCGGCCCAGAAGGCAGCCGATAAGGCCAATGCGTCCACCGCTGGTCTGGACAAGTCCGTGCAGGCGGTCGACGCCAAGGCCGTTGCTGCGAAACAGGCTGCAGCCGAAGCCCAGTCCAAGGCCGAGAACGTCGCATCGGACCTCGATTCCGCGAATGCGGTCATCGAACAGCACACCACGGAACTCGGAACCCTTACGACGAAGGTCTCCAATGCCGGCACCAAATCCGACAGCGCCCTGAGTGTCTCCACGGAGGCCAAGCAGACTGCGACCGAGGCATCGACTACGGCATCTTTCGCATACAAGGATTCGCAGACCGCTCTTACCCAGAGCACCACTGCGACACAGACCGCAACCGCCGCAAAGACCACCGCCGAATCGGCAAGCAAGACGGCAAGCGATTCGCTTAAGCAGTCTTCTGCGGCTGTGCAGACGGCCAATCAGATCAGCACGACTCTGCGGACCGAGTATCAGACCAAGGCTGATGCCGATAAGATCTATGCGACCCAGTCGAGTCTGAAGCAGACTTCGGATTCCATCACGGCTTCGGTCTCGAAGACCTATGCGACCAAGGAATCATTATCCGCTCTCAAGAACGCCGCGGACAACGCCATCGAATCTTGGCGTGGAACAGGCGTTCCGACACTGACGAACAAACCGGCTGTTGACTGGACGACCGATGCCGATAAGAAGAAGCACTCCGGCGATCTCTATTACGACAAGGCCACCGGCAAGGCATACCGGTTCGGCTCCGACGACGGCGAGACCTACACGTGGGAGCTGAATCAGGATACCGATGTCACCAAGGCATTGGCCGACGCATCCAAGGCACAGACCTCCGCGAACAATGCCCAGAATTCCGCAAATGCCGCGAACGCTGCAGCCGGTAAAGCCCAGTCGACGGCCAATACCGCAGTCAGCAACGCTGCCACGGCGAAGAACACGGCCGATGCCGCGCAATCCAGCGCGAACAAGGCACAGGGCGATGTGGACAAGCTGAAGGTCGACATTCCGGCGACCTATGCGACCAAGAGCTCTCTCACCCAGACCGCGGAATCGATCACTGCCAATGTCGAGGCGGTGAAGACCACGGCCGATAGCGCGGTGACGGCCGCGTCGAAGGCACAGCAGACCGCCGATGGTATTTCCGCAAATCTGTCAAAGAATTACCAGACGAAATCCCAGGCAGATACGATATATGCAACCAAGGCGAGTCTGAAGGCGACTTCCGATAGCATTTCCGCCGAAGTCACCAAAGCCCAGGGAACCGCCGATGGTGCCGTGACAGCCGCATCCAAGGCTCAGCAGACCGCTGATGCCGTAACTCTGAATCTGTCAAAGAATTACCAGACGAAAGCCCAGAACGATGCTGTGTACGCAACCAAGACGAGTCTGAAGGCGACTTCGGATTCTCTTAGCGCGAATATCACGGCAAATGCGAGGACCGCACAAAGCGCTGTTGACAAGGCGACAAGTCTCGAAGCGAACCTTAATGGTTTTAAGACTACTGTCGCTGAAACATATCAGACTAAATCTGGAATGTCTGCTTACGCAACCAACAGTTCCCTTACCCAGACTGCGAATTCCATTAAAGCTCAGGTCACTGAAGTCTCCAAGACCGCAAACAGTGCAATGTCCAAAGCCACTACAGTGGAACAGACTGCCAATGGCCTTAGCAGTAAGATCACCGAACAGGGTAAGACACTCAATGCGACCGTCAAGACCGCGAACGAAGCAAAGAGCACCGCTGACAGCAATAAGACCACTATCAGTCAGGTAAGCACTACAGCAAGTAATGCGTTGTCTAAAGCCTCCACGGTGGAACAGAACCTTGACGGGTTCAAGACCAGCGTCAGCCAGACGTATGGACGCGGTTCGAATCTCTGGGTCAATCCGACGTTCGACAGGGACAAGCCCCAGATCGGCTCTCTGGTGGATAACGTCACTGCACCGAATGGGAGCCGGATCAACCTGCTCGCAAGTCGCGACCACGGGAATGCCGCTACGGCCTTCCCCGTCATCCCCGGCCATATATACGTGATTACTGCCATGTGCAAGCGTATCAAGGGCAACCTGGATCTGCGGGCTGATATCTGGTACACCGAAATGACCAGCGGAGTTTCCTGGGACTCACATGTCATGAGAGAGCCAACGGTTGAGCTCACTGACGGATGGTCATCCATGACTTGGCGCGTAACGTGCTCAAGTGGGAAGTCCAAGGGATGCGTGAACTTCAGGATCGACCAGTGGAGAGATAACGCTTCGACTCAGTGGTATGTTGCGAATGTCGTATGCGTCGATGTGACCGGATTGCAGCCGTCCGGCGACTATGCGACGAACAGCAGCCTGTCGCAGACGGCGAACCAGATCCGCGGCGAGGTGTCGGAGAAATACCAGTCCAAGGACGGTATGAGCTCTTACGCGACGAACAGCAGCCTGACGCAGAAGGCGGATGAGATCACAGGCAAGGTGGCGGAGGTCGCGAGGACCGCGCAGGGGAACACGGCCACCATCAGCCAGGTGTCCCAGAAGGTTGACAGGATCAACACGACCCTGTCGCAGCAGATCGGCGGCAAGGCCGACACGAGCAGGGTCAGCAGCCTGGAACAGAACCTGGACGGGTTCAAGACCAGCGTGGCGAAGACCTACCAGACCAAGGGGGACTATCCGAGCAAAGCCGAGGTGCAGTCCAGGATTGACCAGTCGGCCTCCTCGATCAAATCGACGGTCGGCCAGACGTACACGACCCTCGCCGCGACCGACGCGTTGAGGAAGAGCGCGACCCGTATGTTCACGCTGTACGGCGCGAACGGCACGGGGCCGAAATGGGTGAAGCTCGGCTATCTCACCAGCAACGGCGACTCGTCGAGCGTCCTCCTGCACGTCTGCTCCGGCGACGGCTACAACGGCGCTGCCCGCCAGAACGCGGAGTTCGAGATCTTCGTCAAGGACGGCTGGCGAGAACATCCATCTGCATCGGGCGCGTTCGGCGTGAGCGTGAACCGCATCCGCGGCGCGGATGACGTGAAGGTCAAGGTCATGGCGTTCAGCTCGACCGCCTGCGACATCTGGGCGTACCTGCCGTGGAACTGGTGGAACGGGCACTACACGCTCCAGGGCGACTACACGGCGTGGCAGGACGGCCCAAACTGCGGCGGCGTGAGGATACTGGATTCGGAGCCCACGAACGGCGTCGCGCAGGACCTCGCGTACGACACGATCAGCACGCGCAGCTACGTCGATCAGACCAGCAGGTCGGTGGCCTTGGGCGTGGTGCAGAATTACAAGGGCGCGGACGGGTCGGGACTGGCCACCAAATCGGACATCACCGCCACCGCGGACGGCATCACAAGCACGGTGTCGTCGACGTACGCGACGAAATCCGGCGTCACGCAGGAGATCAGTTCGAAGATCACGCAGAACAACGCGAGTCTGGATGTCAGGTTCGCGACGAAGGCCGAAAACCAGACGGTGCGGGATGCGGCCAACACGGCCAGATCGGACGCGTCCGATGCACGGTCGCGCGTGGGGGCCTTGGAGGACTGCATCAGCCTCACGTCCGACGGCGTACAGGTGGGCAAGCGTTCGAACGGCGTGTTCACAGGACCGTCCGCACTGGTCGGCACCGACGGCGCCTTCCACGTGAAGACCCGCGCCGCGAACGGCGCCGACGAGGATGTGGTCAAGCTCGGCCACGACCTGCTGGCCATCAAATCGAAGCTCAAGCTGAGCGATGGAAGCCACCTCGACCGGCTGACGGCGGGAGCATACGGAGACAACCATTTCGCGATCCGCATGAACACGGCGGCGGACGTCTTCCACAACCACGAATCGGTCCAGATATGGCAGACCGGCTGGCAGACCATCACGACAGGCAATGGATGCGAGGGTTACGCGTCGTACGGGTACCGGGGAGGCTGCCTGCGCTTCCGAGGCAGAGTCAAGACCACGGTCAATGGCGACAACAGCCTCTTCGCCGACCCCGACCTGCTCGACCTGGCTACGACACCCGTAAACCGGAACTTCCTCCTGCCTGCCTACCGGAACGGCACGCTCGGATGGACGAACACGTACGTACCGGCCAACACAAAACAGGTGAGGATCTTCGGCATCTGGGACTGGGTGTCGCTCGACCAGCTGAGCATCGCCCAATGAATCCAAAGAGAACAAACAGGAAGGAGGCCATCATGGCCAATGACAATGAAACAACTGCGGAGGCCGGCGTTCTCGATCTGCGCCCACCCAAAGGCAGCATCGTATACCAGCTGCTCCGTCTCGGGCTCGCGTTCGACCACGGCGGCGCGGACGGGGAGGTGTGGTGCGACTACACGCGCGGCGTGACGGCCGTGCTCAAGGACCGTCAGGCGGGAGAGGCGACCATCTCTGACATGGACACCAAGTGCTCCGCCACGGTCACCGCCACGAAGCTCGCCGCCATCACCAAGATCAAGACATGGCGTTCCGACGAGGCGGGCGAGTGATGCCTCTGGAGTTCTGGACGGCGGTGATCACCGCCCTCGTCGGCAGCGGTGGAGTGGGCGCCATCATCGGCGCCGTCTCCTCGCGTCGCAAGGACACGGCGCAGATCGCCGCGCAGGCGTGCGACATCCTGACCGATTCGGTCATCAAGCCATTGCGTGAGCAGGTGGACGACCAGGAGGAGCAGATCGAGCATCTGGAGAGACAGCAGCGCAAGTACTTCGCGCTCACGGCGTACACCCGTTCGCTTTTCCACTGGCTGCAGGAGTTCTGCGAGATCGTCGATTCCGACTTTCTTGAGCGGCATCCGAAGCCGGGCCTGCCGGACGAGCTGCGCGCCGACATCGCACCCGAGACCGTCGCGGCGCGGGATGCTGGCTGATGCGGCGGCTTGCCGCCCACCTCGCATCACATCGCCGAATGCGATTTTCAACCATAGGCCACCCATTCCGGGCGGCCTTTTCGTTTGCCCGGGAAACCGGGCGGGAAGGAGAGGATGTGGGAATCCTCGACAAAAGCAAACCCAAACCCAAACACGGACTCCTGCACCGGCGCGTGGGCATGACGCTGACCGCGCTCGTCGCCGCGGTCTCCATGGCGTTCGCCCCGGCGGCGATGGCCGACATGCAGGGCATCGACGTGTCCAACTGGCAGTGCGGCATCGACATCGCCAACACGCAGGCCGACTTCGTTGTCGTCGGCACCACATGGGGCACGGGACAGGTGTATAACAACTGTCTCGTGTCCGGCGTCAACACGGACGCCAACCGCGTGATCGCCCAAGCGCAGGCATCCGGCAAGAAATTCGGCTTGTACCATTACGCCATGGGAGGCAACCCGGAGGCCGAGGCCCGGTTCTTCTACACGAATACGTCGAACTATTGGCGTCACGGCATCGTGGCGCTCGACTGGGAGATGGACGACAACCCCGCATGGGGCAACTGGGACTGGGTGCGCCGGTTCATGGCTGAGTGTGAACGGCTCTCGGGCGGCGTCAAGCCGCTGCTCTACACCGGCCCCGTGGCCGGCGCCATCCCCGGCGACATCCGCGCCGACTACGGTTTGTGGATCGCCCAGTACGCGAACATGAGCCCGACCGGCTACCAGGCCGACCCGTGGATGCTGGGCGCGTACGGCGAGGCCATGCGCCAGTACAGTGGTACCGGCGTGGTCAACACGTGGAGTCCCATCGACCTCAACATCTTCCGTGGCGACGCATGGCAGTGGGACCTGTACGCCAACCCAACCGGCGACTCCACGCCCCCGGCCACACCGGCCGCGCCCGCACAGCCGAACACTCCCCCGGCCGACACCAACACGGGTGGCATCAGCCACGTCATGCAGTGGGGCGAGACCATCTGGGGACTCGCCGTAGCCTACAACGCATGGCCCCTGTCCGCATGGCACACGCCAAGCGGTGACATCAACCGCTACTACGTGGGCGATGTCGTCACCTACGACGGCGGCTCTACTGCCACCCCCGCACCGTCCACCGGGGTCTCCAAGACCCTCCAATGGGGCGACACCGTGTGGGATTTCGCCACCTCCCACGGCTACAGCGTCTCCCAGTGTTCGGTCCCCAGCGGCAACATCAACGTCTACTACGTGGGCGATGTGGTGACCTGCCGCTAACCCAAACCGATGCCGCCACCCGATTATGCGGGTGACGGCATCACCATTATTTTTACGATCGGAGCAAACATGACCGACAATCCAACCGATACACCGGCATCCACCGACATCGTGCCCGACTGGCTCATCCCCAGCCGCGTCTACGACATCCTCAAATGGCTGGGCCTCATCGTCCTGCCCGCACTCGCCCTGTTCGTGGGCACGGTCGGCCCCGCATGGGGCTGGACTCACGTGGACGCGATAGTGACCACGCTCAACGCGCTCGGCATCCTCGCCGGCGCGCTCATCGGCGTCAGCGCCATCAAACAACGCCTCGACCGCGCCGCATGACCATCACGCACAGTTCGGCCCCGCCCGGCATCGCAGACAGCTCCACGAGCTTGACTGCGGCCGGCGGGGCCGGTTTTTTCGTTGTTACAGCAGCTAGGCGTGGCTCGATTTTTTGACCACATTTTGCCCACATTATTCAGATAAAACCGGATAAACGAGGATAAAACCAGATAAACGGAAAAGCCGCTCGGCCCTACTCACGTAAGGCAAAGCGGACATTCTCAACGATTTCAAAAGAGTGGGGCCGCAGGGGCTTGAACCCTATGGCATCGAACCCGAGAGCCCTACTCCCGCTTGAATTACGCGGCCTCGGCCGTTTCCTTTGCCCACATTTTGCCCACATTCTCCAGCAGCATCGCGTTCACGGCCTCGCCCACCGCGTCCAGATCATCGTCGAACAGGTCGGCGTAAACGTCCAACGTCATGGCGGCGCTCGTGTGCCCCAGCTGTCTCTGGACGGCCTTGACGTTCGCGCCCGCCCTGACCATCAGCGAGGCGGCGGTGTGCCTCAGGTCATGCACCGTAAGCTCATTATCGATATCGGCATGTTTTTTCGCCCAATAGAACCATGAGCTGCTGCTCTTCGGCCCGTGCGTGCGGCGCAGGAAACCGCTGCCCGGCTGTTCGAAGAGGATATCGTCCGGCTTCCTGCCATCGACCAGGCTGCGCATGTCATCGTCCAATATGGCCGGATAGACGACCTGACGCCATTTGTCGGACTTCGGGGTGTTGACGACAAGCTCCCCATCGACCTCCACGACATTGCGTCGTATCCACAGGCGGCGGCGTTCCAGATTCGCGTCCTTGACGCGCAGTCCCACGAGTTCGCCCCATCTCATGCCGGTCAGACCGAGGACCAGCACGATGGGCCTGCGCCAGCCGGAGGTCTCCGCCAGCCGTATGAGCTCCGTCATGCTCAGATACCGGTGCTCCTTGCGCCTCTTTTTCGGCAGCTCCAAATCGTCGCATGGGTCGGCTCCGATGAGCCGGTCTTTCACGGCCTGTCTGCACAGGCCGGACAGGAGGGCTTCCGCACGCAGTATGACGCTGGCGCTCAGTCCCGCCGCGTTCATCGCGGCGACCCATTCCTGCACTTCGGAGTTGGATATTGACGAGAGTTCGCGGCTCCCCCATTTCGGTCCGACCCTTACCCGCCATTCCTGTTCGAGCGTGTTCGTATAGCTTTTCTTGCAGCGCGTCCGCTTGGCCGCTATCCACGCCGGCCATAGGGCTTCGACCTTGACTCTTCCGCCCTGCGGGTCTATGTAGCTGTTGGTGGCCTTGGCGATGGTGACGTGTTCGGCCGCCCAGTTTTCGGCGTCGATCTTGCGTTTGAATCCGCGCTTGTCGGTCTGCGTGCCGTCCGGTTTCCGGTAACGGACGCGGTAGCGGGTCTCGCCTTTGCTGGTCTTGTATCTGGTGACGTTCGCCATTTCGGGTATGGCTTCACCCCGCCCATCGGCTATGATGGGGAGGCGAAGCGTCCTCCTTTCTTGAACTAGCTGGATTCTTCAACCGCCCTGCCGATGTTCCAGATCGACAGGGCAATTTTTTATTGTGTTATCTCGTTACTTGGTAAAGGTATTCCGCTGTTACGGAATATCGACATCATGGTTGTTGTTGGTGCAATTAACACCGAGACGGGCACAGAATCGCCGCCGCGATTGCAGCCGCTTGTGAATATCGCCATGTATTTTTCTCCTGCATCAAGGCGCTTTGATAGCCGGGCGGCGTTCTGCTTGTTGACGTAGCCCACACAGCCGGCACCCGGCGCGTGAATGGCTACTGCATTCTTGTCATACTCATTGCCGGGTTCCCTAACCAATTCGGCCTTCGCCAAGGGGCGCGTATCCGCATTTAATACAGCCTTCTCGTAGTGCGTATACCCTCGCATAGAGCCGGTATAGATGCCAAGCCTATAAACCTGTCCACTGGACCTATTCGGCAGTAAACCATTCGGCGCTTCCAGGACCAGTTGGCCATTGTATAAGCTGAGCTGCAGGTTCGTGTTTCCCCCACTGTCCATGGTCACAAGGTCAAGTTGGTGTTCGGCGGGTAGGAATGCCTGACTGTATATAAGTACGTATTCAGTCAATCCTTGGACTGGTTTCAAGGTTCGAGGGTCGGCAGGATGTTGAGTGGTTTCCAACCCGACGAATGCAGAAGGTCGGCTCGGCGGATTCTTCATCGATCCTGAAACGGAGCCCTTCACTGCTTGATTTGGCTGAGACTGCCCCCATCTTTCCTCTTTGGGTTTTGTCATTTCGATAAGTACGCATGCCGGTAGGCAAAGCAGTGGAATTCCTATGGAAAAGAACAGTATCCAGCCCATTGCGTCTCCTTACGCGGCCACGTTGTCGTGCAG